GCAAGGCTTTCCAGCCCCTTATTTAACATCCGCTTCACCAGCTCCTCTGTAGGCCTGCAGGCAGTTTCCCACGCCACGATTTCCCCGTTAAACAAATCAAGTATCGGGGACAGGTACAGTTTTTGTCCGCCAGCCCTGAATTCGGTGATATCTGTCACCCATTTCTCACAGGGAGCTTCCGCTTTGAACTGCCGCTGAAGGATATTTTCTGCAGCGAGTCCCATATTTCCCCGGTAAGACCGGTATTTCTTCAGGCGCACAGGAGACTTCAGGCCGAGCTGTTGCATCAGTTTTCGCACTGTTTTGCCACTGAACTTAAGACCTCTTTTCTGAAGCTCACAATGGATCCGCCGGTACCCATAACATCCCCGGTGTTCATGGAAGATGGAGGCTATGAGCTGTTTCACATCAGCATACTTGTCCTTAGCCTTCTGCAGTGACAGCTGGTAGTACAGCGTGCTTCTGGCCAGCCCTGCAGCCTTTAACAGGTCAGACTGGCAGTGTCCGCACCTCAGGCTCCGGATGACTTTCGTTTTTTCTCCAGCTCCTGGCGCTTTTTTTCCAGGAGATGCTCCTGCATGGCTTTCAGATATGCATTTTCTGCGCGAAGATAACGCAGCTCATTCTTCATCTCTTCCGGCGTCATGTTTGCCTCGTTTTCATGGGTATCATCAGAACGGGTCATGCTTTTCTCCTTCCTGCGCCTGATAAAGGCCTCATTACCAGATTTGCGGTAGCCTTTTATCCAGTTTTTAACCGTGTTGTGGCTGGGAATGTTAAACCGGGCAGCTACCCGGGGTAGAGACTCAGAATGCCCGAGAGCATAAAGAACCACGCAAAGTTTATCTTCAGGAGAATAGCTACGCTTGTGTCTGCAATCCAGTGCCCGAGGACCGTGAAGAAGAAAAAGATTAATCCAGTGTGAGAGGCTGGTGTGAGAAAGTTGAAAGAGTTTTGCCGTAGAAATGATGCCTGCATGACCAGCCAGGTAATGATTTACAGCGGCAAGTTTTACTTCAAATGAATGTTTCATAAACTGCACCTTCAGATGTCAGATTATGTCCAACATTTGGGGTGCAGTTCAGGGGCGACAGTATCAGGCGTATCCCATTCAGGGGAGTGGTTTCGAACTGAATGGCAAAGGCACCAGTACGCGCCCCATGCTGACGGTTTCTAACCTGTACGGTATGGTCACCGGGATGGCGGAAGACCTGCAGAGTCTGGTCGGCGGAACGGTGGTCAGGCGTAAGGTTTATGCCCGTTTTCTGGATGCGGTGAACTTCGTCAACGGAAACAGCGACGCCGATCCAGAGCAGGAGGTGATCAGCCGCTGGCGCATTGAGCAGTGCAGCGAACTGAGCGCGGTAAGTGCCTCCTTTGTGTTGTCCACACCGACGGAAACGGATGGCGCTGTTTTTCCGGGACGTATCATGCTGGCCAACACCTGCACCTGGACCTATCGCGGTGATGAGTGCGGTTATAGCGGTCCGGCTGTCGCGGATGAATATGACCAGCCAACATCCGATATCACGAAGGATAAATGCAGCAAATGCCTGAGCGGCTGTAAGTTCCGCAATAACGTCGGCAACTTTGGCGGCTTCCTTTCCATTAACAAACTTTCGCAGTAAATCCCATGACAGAGACAGAATCAGCGATTCTGGCGCACGCCCGGCGATGTGCGCCAGCGGAGTCGTGCGGCTTCGTGGTGAGAACGCCGGAGGGGGAAAGATATTTTCCCTGCGTGAATATTTCCGGTGAGCCGGAGGAGTATTTCCGGATGGCTCCGGAGGGCTGGCTGCAGGCAGAGATGCAGGGTGAGATTGTGGCGCTGGTCCACAGCCACCCCGGTGGTCTGCCCTGGCTGAGTGAGGCCGACCGGCGGCTGCAGGTGCAGAGTGATTTGCCGTGGTGGCTGGTCTGCCGCGGGGCGATTCATAAGTTCCGCTGTGTGCCGCATCTCACCGGGCGGCGCTTTGAGCACGGGGTGACGGACTGTTACACGCTGTTCCGGGACGCTTACCATCTGGCGGGAATTGAGATGCCGGATTTTCATCGCGGGGATGACTGGTGGCGTAACGGCCAGAATCTCTATCTTGACAATATGGAGGCGACTGGTTTTTACCGTGCCGCACTGACAGAGGCGCAGCCGGGCGATGTGCTGCTGTGCTGCTTTGGTTCATCGGTGCCGAATCATGCCGCCATTTACTGCGGCGACGGCGAGCTGCTGCACCATATTCCTGAACAACTGAGCAAACGAGAGAGGTATACCGACAAATGGCAGCGACGCACACACTCCCTCTGGCGTCACCGGGCATGGCACGCATCTGCCTTTACGGGGATTTGCAACGATTTGGCCACCGCATCGACCTTCGTGTGAAAACGGGAGCCGAAGCTATCCGGGCGCTGGCCACGCAGCTCCCGGCGTTTCGTCAGAAACTGAATGAGGGCTGGTATCAGGTGCGCATTGCCGGGCGTGATGCAGGCGAAAACGAATTATCTGCCCGTCTTAATGAGCCGCTGGCAAATGGTGCCGTGATCCACATCGTACCGCGTCTGGCGGGTGCCAAAAGTGGCGGTGTTTTTCAGGCAGTGCTGGGGGCTGCGCTGATTGCGGTGGCATGGTGGAACCCTGTGGGCTGGCTGGGTGCCGCGGCTGTATCGGGCATGTATGCGGCAGGGGCCAGTATGATCCTGGGCGGTGTGGCGCAGATGCTGGCACCGAAAGCCAGAACTCCCCGCACACAGACAACGGATAACGGCAAACAGAACACGTATTTCTCCTCACTGGATAACATGGTTGCCCAGGGCAATGTTCTGCCTGTTCTGTACGGGGAAATGCGCGTGGGGTCACGCGTGGTTTCTCAGGAGATCAGCACGGCAGACGAAGGGGACGGTGGTCAGGTTGTGGTGATTGGTCGCTGATGCAAAATGTTTTATGTGAAACCGCCTGCGGGCGGTTTTGTCGTTTATGGAGCGTGAGGAATGGGTAAAGGCAGCAGTAAGGGGCATACCCCGCGCGAAGCGAAGGACAACCTGAAGTCCACGCAGTTGCTGAGTGTGATCGATGCCATCAGCGAAGGGCCGGTTGAAGGTCCGGTGGAGGGATTAAAAAGTGTGCTGCTGAACAGTACGCCGGTGCTGGACACTGAGGGGAATACCAACATCTCCGGCGTCACGGTGGTGTTCCGGGCCGGTGAGCAGGAGCAGTCACCGCCGGAGGGATTTGAATCCTCCGGCTCCGAGACGGTGCTGGGTACGGAAGTGAAATATGACACGCCGATCACCCGGACCATCACGTCGGCAAACATCGACCGTCTGCGCTTTACCTTCGGTGTACAGGCACTGGTGGAAACCACCTCAAAGGGAGACAGGAATCCGTCGGAAGTCCGCCTGCTGGTTCAGATACAGCGTAACGGTGGCTGGGTGACGGAAAAAGACATCACCATTAAGGGCAAAACCACCTCGCAGTATCTGGCCTCGGTGGTGGTGGATAACCTGCCGCCGCGCCCGTTCAATATCCGGATGCGCAGGATGACACCGGACAGCACCACAGACCAGCTGCAGAACAAAACGCTCTGGTCGTCATACACCGAAATCATCGATGTGAAACAGTGCTACCCGAACACGGCACTGGTCGGCGTACAGGTGGATTCGGAGCAGTTCGGCAGCCAGCAGGTGAGCCGTAATTATCATCTTCGCGGGCGCATTCTGCAGGTGCCGTCGAACTATAACCCGCAGACGCGGCAATACAGCGGTATCTGGGACGGAACGTTTAAACCGGCATACAGCAACAACATGGCCTGGTGTCTGTGGGATATGCTGACCCATCCACGCTACGGCATGGGGAAACGTCTTGGTGCGGCGGATGTGGACAAATGGGCGCTGTATGTCATCGGCCAGTACTGCGACCAGTCAGTACCGGACGGCTTTGGCGGCACGGAGCCGCGCATCACCTGTAATGCATACCTGACCACACAGCGCAAGGCGTGGGATGTGCTCAGTGATTTCTGCTCGGCGATGCGCTGTATGCCGGTATGGAACGGGCAGACGCTGACGTTCGTGCAGGACCGACCGTCGGATAAGGTGTGGACCTATAACCGCAGTAATGTGGTGATGCCGGATGATGGCGCGCCGTTCCGCTACAGCTTCAGCGCCCTGAAAGACCGCCATAATGCCGTTGAGGTGAACTGGATTGACCCGGATAACGGCTGGGAGACGGCAACAGAGCTTGTGGAGGACTCGCAGGCCATTGCCCGTTACGGTCGTAACGTCACGAAGATGGATGCCTTTGGCTGTACCAGCCGGGGGCAGGCACACCGCGCCGGGCTGTGGCTGATTAAAACGGAGCTGCTGGAAACGCAGACGGTGGACTTCAGCGTGGGTGCCGAAGGGCTTCGCCATGTGCCGGGCGATGTCATTGAAATCTGTGATGATGACTATGCCGGTATCAGCACCGGCGGGCGCGTGCTGGCGGTAAACAGCCAGACCCGGACGCTGACGCTCGACCGTGAAATCACGCTGCCATCCTCCGGTACCACGCTGATAAGCCTGGTTGACGGAAGTGGCAATCCGGTCAGCGTGGAGGTTCAGTCCGTCACCGACGGCGTGAAGGTGAAAGTGAGCCGTGTTCCTGACGGCGTTGCTGAATACAGCGTGTGGGGGCTGAAGCTGCCGACGCTGCGCCAGCGCCTGTTCCGCTGCGTGAGTATCCGTGAGAACGACGACGGCACGTATGCCATCACCGCCGTGCAGCATGTACCGGAAAAAGAAGCCATCGTGGATAACGGGGCGCACTTTGACGGCGACCAGAGCGGCACGGTGAATGGTGTCACGCCGCCAGCGGTGCAGCACCTGACTGCCGAAGTCACCGCAGACAGTGGGGAATACCAGGTGCTGGCCCGCTGGGACACGCCGAAGGTGGTGAAGGGCGTGAGTTTCATGCTTCGCCTGACCGTGGCAGCGGATGACGGCAGTGAGCGGCTGGTCAGCACGGCCCGGACGGCGGAAACCACATACCGCTTCACGCAACTGGCGCTGGGGAACTACAGGCTGACAGTCCGGGCGGTAAATGCGTGGGGACAGCAGGGCGATCCGGCATCGGTATCGTTCCGGATTGCCGCACCGGCAGCGCCGTCTCGGATTGAGCTGACACCGGGCTATTTTCAGATAACCGCCACGCCGCATCTTGCGGTTTATGACCCGACGGTACAGTTTGAGTTCTGGTTCTCGGAAAAACGGATTGCGGATATCAGGCAGGTTGAAACCACAGCCCGCTATCTTGGCACGGGGATGTACTGGATAGCCGCCAGTATCAATATCAAACCGGGCCATGATTATTACTTTTATATCCGCAGTGTGAACACCGTTGGCAAATCGGCATTCGTGGAGGCTGTCGGTCAGGCGAGCGATGATGCGGAAGGTTACCTGGATTTTTTCAAAGGCCAGATAACCGAATCCCATCTCGGCAAGGAGCTGCTGGAAAAAGTCGAGCTGACGGAGGATAACGCCAGCAAACTGGAGGAGTTTTCGAAAGAGTGGCAGGACGCTAACGATAAGTGGAATGCCATGTGGGGCGTCAAAATTGAGCAGACCAAAGACGGCAAACATTATGTCGCGGGTATTGGCCTCAGCATGGAGGACACGGAAGAAGGCAAGCTGAGCCAGTTTCTGGTTGCCGCTAACCGTATCGCGTTTATTGACCCGGCAAACGGGAATGAAACGCCGATGTTTGTGGCGCAGGGCAATCAGATATTTATGAACGACGTGTTCCTGAAGCGCCTGACGGCCCCGACCATTACCAGTGGTGGAAATCCACCGGCATTTTCCCTGACATCAGACGGAAAGCTGACCGCTAAAAATGCGGATATCAGTGGCAGTGTGAATGCGAACGCCGGGACGTTCAACAATGTCACGGTAAATGAAAACTGTACGATTAAGGGCATGCTGGAGGCGACTCAGGTCAGAGGTGACTTCGTTAAAGCTGTATCCAAATCATTCCCGAAACAGGCTGGTACGTGGGGTAATACGGAAACACCAAACGGGACGGTTACAGTCACCATCAGCGATGATCATAACTTTGACCGTCAAATCATTATTCCGCCCATTATCTTTAACGGAATAGCGTATAGCGATCCGGGAAGTGGTAATAACCCGGGAGGTACAAGATACACGGGTTATGGTTTTGAAGTTCGCAAAAACGGTGTATTAATCGCATCCAGAGAAACTAAAGGGGCCATTCCCGGTAGCTACAGTGCGGTTATTGATATGCCGAGTGGCAGGGGAAGCGTCACTCTGGAGTTTAAGGTTTTCCAGAAAGGCAATCAGGGCGCAGGTAACATCACAGACTGTACAGTGATTGTGACCAAAAAAGCTGCTTCCGGTATCAGTATCCGTTGAAATATTTATAACCCCAATACGGGCGCCAGAAATGGCGCCTTTTTTATTTGTGGAGTGAATATGGCAGTACAGATTTCAGGCGTGCTGAAAGACGGTGCAGGAAAACCAATACAGAACTGCACTATTCAGCTCAAAGCAAAGCGTAACAGCACCACGGTACTGGTGAACACGGTGGCCTCTGAAAATCCGGATGAAGCCGGGAGTTACAGCATGGATGTTGAGCATGGCCAGTACAGCGTCACCCTGCTGGTTGAAGGTTTTCCGCCTTCACATGCCGGAACCATTACCGTCTATGAAGGTTCCAGACCTGGTACGCTGAATGATTTTCTCGGTGCCATGACGGAAGATGATGTCATGCCGGAGGCATTGCGTCGTTTTGAGGCAATGGTGGAAGAAGCAGCACGCAACGCTGAAGCCGCCTCTCAGAGCGCAGCGGCGGCAAAGAAATCCGAAACTGCAGCTGCTAACAGCCAGAAAGCAGCGAAGACGAGCGAAACTAACGCAAAGTCCAGCCAGACGGTAGCGAAGACCAGCGAAACGAACGCTAAAGCCAGCGAAACTGCGGCGAAAAACAGTCAGGATGCAGCAGCTGAAAGCGAGAGTGCCGCAGCCGGATCTGCAAGCGAGGCGGCTATTTCTGCCACTGCATCAGCCAACAGCCAAAAAGCAGCAAAAACCAGTGAAAACAACGCAAAGGCGAGCGAAACAGCGGCGGCGAACTCGGCGAAAGCATCGGCAGCAAGCCAGACAGCAGCTAAAGCAAGTGAAGACGCAGCCAGAGAGTATGCAAGCCAGGCTGCGGAGCCGTATAAACAAGTTTTGCAGCCGCTTCCCGATGTGTGGATACCGTTTAACGATTCACTGGATATGATTACGGGCTTTTCGCCATCATATAAAAAGATTGTTATTGGTGATGATGAAATAACAATGCCTGGCGATAAGGTTGTAAAGTTTAAACGCGCATCGAAAGCAACCTACATTAACAAATCTGGTGTACTGACGGAGGCTGCAATTGACGAACCACGCTTCGAAAAAAATGGTTTGTTGATTGAAGGTACTACGACTAATAACTTTATTAATAGTAACTCACCAGCGAACTGGAACAGAAATACAAACCGTCTATCTGTTAGTGAAAACTCTATTGATGAATTTGGTTTTACTCAAGCAACATTCACTTATAAAGAATCATCCGACACTGGGCCAGTTACGTTGATTTCTACTGGGACATCCCGTGTGATTCCAGTTGTTGGTGGTGAATATGTTACTATATCTATTCGTGTTAAGGGGGCTGGTTGTCGCGCTCGCCATCGTATTTCAAAATTAAATGATGACGGGAACGGAAACACATTTATTGCTGATGCTATGTTGGATCTTGATACCGCTAAACTAGTTAGTGATGTTTTGTCTAGTCGCGTTGATTATGATCCTGCTAGTGGATGGTATTTTTTCCAATCGACATTTAAAGCTACCGAAGATATGAGCGTTTATGCTCGTACTGAAATGCTTGCTAAAAGTGGCGGCGAATTGGTCGCAGGAAATTACATAAAGGCGGCAACCGCTCAGGTAGAGAAATGTTCTCATGCAACATCATTAATCATAACTAACGACGTACCAGCTACCCGCGCTAGTGATTTGGTTAACATTCCTGTTAAGAATAATATGTATGACGCACCTATTACAATTTTAGCCGAAGTTCATCGAAATTGGGAATGGGAACTTCCTCCTAATGCAGCACCACGTATAATGGATTTTTCCGGTGTGCCAACGGGCCAGGCCGTTATTTTTGGTTGCCGTGGCGGTACTGCCGCAAATACTGGTAGCCCTTATATTGATGTTGGTGCAGATGCTGGACGCGTTAATAGTTACCTGGTAACGAAAGAGAGAAAGTTCGTTGCTGGATTTAGAATTACTAAAGATTATGGTGTTCATATTGTTTTGAATGGTGATATTCCTCCTAGTGTTCCTAAAAAAACCGCGTGGAGATATGTAACTAAGAATACAAGCATTCGTTTTGGTGGGCAAACTTCAACGGGTGAACGTCACTTATTCGGTCATATTCGAAATTTTAGGAACTGGCATAAAGAATTGACCGAGACACAAATGGGAGAAAAAATATCATGAGAGACTTAACCCTTAAATTTGCAGACAAGGCCGACTTTTCGGCCTTTATGGATAGCACTGGCTATTATGATGACGAGTCGATGCAGGATGATATTCTTATTGACGTGATAGGTAACGTGTACAAAGAAACCGGAGAACTGAATGAAGATGGCGAACCGGTATGTGTTAAGGAAGACGGATATTTTGTAAACGTGCGCATCATTAATGATGTGAAAACACTGTCAATATTCGATGAATACGTGGTTGCTGTTGAGCATCAACTTCGTGGCTGGATGTGAGGAAGAAAAATGGCTACATCGACAGTAATTCCGGGAGACATTACCACGCTAAAGGGAGATGTCAGTAAAGCTAAGGAAGATATTTCCTCAATTAACGGAAAAGTATCAACGCTTCAGACTGATATGACCAGTGCAAAGCAGGATATCAGCACCAGATACACAAAAACTGAAGTTGATAATAAGCTGAAAAACAAAGTGGAAGCGAACGATCTGGAAAGCGGTCGTTATGGCGGTGATTTTTACCCGCTGACAGGTCGAGAAGCGTTTTATTTATGGAATTTGGCCACGACTACAGCGGCGGCAAACCTTTATCTTAATCCTGACCCCGCAATTTCGTCTGTACTGCGGTCAACATCGTCTATTCGCTATAAACATTCAGTAGAGACGATAGATTCAGAGCACGCCGATCTCATTTTCAAGATGCGCCCTGTGTGGTACAGGTCGCAATGCGAAAATGACAGGCGTGACTGGGGATTCTACGGATTGATTGCCGAGGAAGTAGGAGAAATTGCCCCTCAGTTTGTACACTGGCGACCAGCTAACGAAGATGATGCACCGGAAGCTATTTCCAGCAATGGCCTTGTTGCCGAAGGTGTAATGTACGAACGTCTGGTTGTTCCACTGATTCACCATATCCAGAAACTGACAGAAAGAGTTGATGAACTTCAGTCAGAATTAAAGTTGTTATCAACTTCCCGAAACGATATCTGATAAAGGAGGAGTAATGGATATAAGCCCCTTACTTCATGCACTTTGTGCTGTGGCTGCGCAGGTACTGGTTGGTCTTTTTACCGGAAACTGGGCTTACGGTGCGATAGCTGGTTGTACGTTCTTCATCGCTCGTGAACATACCCAGGCAGAATATCGCTGGATTGAAATGTTCGGGCATGGCAAGCGAATGAATATGCCGTGGTGGGGCGGTTTTGATCCGCGTGCTTGGGATGTGGCAAGCCTGATGGATTTTGCTGTGCCGGTGGTGGCGTGTCTGCTGGTCTGGCTGTTGATCCGTTAAGCATAAGAATCCGCAGTGTCTTGCCATGACAAGTTACTGCGGATGGCTGGTGAACTTCCGATAGTGCGGGTGTTGAATGATTTCCAGCTGCTACCGATTTTACATATTTTTGCCTGAGAGGATTTGAACCGCCTCCACAGACTCTACATCACAGATAACCACTGTCACGAGGACTGTTAGTGCTGTGAGTTCAACGGGGCGATGTACGCTACCTTTAATCAAGAGGGAGAGGTACGTTGCTAAGATGAGTTTATATTCATCAACTAAGTGCAGATCAGCGAATAACTAAAACTTGGCTGTCTGTGACAGGAACATCGATTGACAGCCAGTTTCTCCACATTTAGGTGTTTAGATTAATCATCCTCTCCAATATTTAGATTGCTGATAACCTGTGCAGCTTCGTGGTCATAGCCAACCGCTAAATCTCTTAAGGTAACGGCGAATCGCTGAAAACCAGCGTTTTCCACTTCTTCTGCTTTTGCCCGGAACTGGTCAGCTAGCTCTCTCTCAGGTTTTCCAGTTGGGTCAACACAATAAACACCTCGTGAGTTGTAGGCTCCTGTCATGTAGCCCCTGCGCATACTCTCAGCATCTCGATCGTTGAGAGCAGCTGCGACCTCTCGGTTTATCCACAAGCCATTCGGTTCGGAGGGAGTATAAATCAAGACTTCACCAACTTTGCTGAGTGCAACGTCCAGGTGACCTGATGCCGTAGAACCCTCCTTAACTTTCTGAAGCCATTCAGTAAAGCGTTCTCCGTTGAACGTCCCATTTGATTGGCTTCCTGGCGGTGTCTTCCAGTTGTACAAAAGAGTCCAGGCATTTTTTGCGATTGCTTTCAATTCCTCTGTTGGTTCACTTGTCATATTGTCTTCTTTGTCAGAACGATAAATGAGTTGGATTACTTCGCAGAAAAATTCTGGATCATTAGCCATTTTATTCTCAAGGAACTTAGGCACAGCATCTTGGTGACCATCGAGCAATGGAAGGTAAGCCCACTCGATCTGAAAAAGATTATCCGGATTCACTTTGGGATCAGTCTGAAGAAATTGGATAAGGGTAGTTATGTTGTAACCATCCATGTTGGAGCTAGATTCGTTAGTTGAAGTGGCAGCAAGCAAAGCGCGGATACACTGTTCAGTATCGATTGGCTGCTTTGTCTGATGCATCCTGCACAGGCAATTGATTGCCGCAAGAGGTCTGCCATGATCAATCAGCTTATCGATGGCACTAGTAAGGTCACCTTCACCCAGGTCAGGATTTGCATCGGTGCGAGCCCAATATTCGTTCTCGGAAGCTTGAGGATAATGAGAGACTCGGGTCCAGGTCTCCTTGTTAAAAGGCAGATAAGCAAAGAATTGGCCTAACTGTTCAGGAGTCCAGTCAGCTTTATCCAGATTGTCGAACCACTCCCAGCCTTTGAGATAGAAACGCTTCCAAATAAAAGCGCTTACCAATGCCTTATACTTATTTTCTTTTGTATTGAGGAAACGGGGCAAAAGAAGTTTTTCGAACACATCATCGTTGATAGTGCCGAGTACACTTCCTATTTGATGGGGCGCAGAAACGTGATCTGCAAATCGAATAACGCCTTCTGCGCCATCTTGCTTAAGAATTTCTGATATTGCGGATTCGCGCCTTGATTCGAGTTTATTTCTCCGTTCTTCCCAATCGCCATTTTCTAAGTAAAGATCAAAATCTCGATTTGAAAAAAGGTGCTGATATAAGTTGAATGGATTGGTAGGTGCCAGTTGCTCGGCAACATTTTCGATTTTGGTCAGCAGATCATCAGGTAAAGCCCAATTAGCATTAGAGAATCGCCGATGTTTATTTGCGAATCGATGAAGATGATCCCAAATTACAACTCGCTGCTCTTCATTAAGACAATTAATTGTTTCCGAAGAGAGGTGCTTAAGAAGATGTTCGAAAGCAGGAGATGGAAGGCCATCAAAATTATCAATCAACAAGGTAAGGCGTTCGATATCTTCTCCGGCGTTTTTGACGGCAAGCTCAGCATAAAAAGATGTCTGCAACCAGTAATCCTGATTAGTCACTTTGCTTTCCCAATCATCTGGGATTATTCGGCGCCAAGAGGGCTTGTGTGACCCAGAAGAGGTTTGATGGTGACCGGGTAGAAGCTGGACGAGTAAATTCCAGGCAATGTCAGGCCATTCCTGCAAGATGACGTTGACTGCAACTTTTCGTTTTTCTATAGATGCCAGCGTTTGCGGAAACCACGGTAATAATATAGTAGTAAGCGAGTTAGATGGTCGATTAGCCCACTTGCCCCCAGGATCGTGGCTGGCAAGTTCGGCCAGTACAACACAGACGCGTACTAGGTATTGCTCATCCCAGGCTAATTCTTCTAGAGCCCATAGCAGTCCTGTCAGATAATTACCACCAGTGATACCATTTACTTCTTGAGAAAAAAGCTCATCAAATGCACAAGGAGTCTGACGCATTGCCTTCTCAACTGCATCAAGAAATTTTGCAGGAGCTGCTTCAGCCAAAGTTGGTAGCAAACCGTTTAGGCTACCCCATAAAACCCAGTTTGCATCAGTCAAAATTGTATGTATTGCGACGTTAACGGAAGTTTCAGCATTCCCCTGAGAGCAGTTAACGCAAACCTCTGGCCGACTCCCGATTATGGCTAAACCCTCTGCTATACCTTGTCGCAGCGTGGATGAAAACTTCAGCACCTTACCATGAATACTAGCAGCGTAACGCTCTTCAGCAGGTAATTCGAAAGCAGGGTCTGGCTCTTTGAGTACGGAAATCGCGGAAGACTTAAACAATTCAAGATTCTGATCAAAAATGCGGGATCCAAGAAGACTCCATAGCTCCATTCGATTTGTTACTTTCCAAATGCCGTTTTTTAGGGACAAAGGACTGTCTGGGCTATGTAAAATCTCTCGAGCCTTCCTTAGCCATTCGTCATAGCTGATACCAAGCAATTGGGTTAGTACATTTCGGTCACACTCATTTTTATCATTCCATTGCCCAATCAACACTGCTAAGGCTAAATAAGAGGCATCTGGGTGGTGAGTCCAGTCGGTTTTGACTACCGGTTGTACTAACCTCAACTTCTCAGGTATTTCAGCAATAACCCTTTGTTTGAAAACATCTAAAAGATCTTCAGGTAGCTTACTTGAAATGATAGTGCCAGCATCTTTATTCCAAGTTTGTACGATATCAACTATCCGCGACCAAACCCACTGAGGATACTGTTGATGGAATTGCGCTATGTGGGAGTGCAGCAAAGAAAGGACGACGCCTGATTCATTACCCAGATCGTACCCTAGTAAATGGAAATGGTTCAAAAAGTCATAAAGCTCATCGTTTGTTAAATCGTTCCCACTGTTTGCCATCTTCAGATGAAACTGGATGGCCTCCAGTTTCTCAGTACTTTTAGGCGGGCTGAACTTGGCTTTTTGAACGTTCCTCAAAAATTCATCGACTGTTTTTGTGTGTCTAGCCTGATTCAATAACCAGAGCACATTGTGTGTATCGGTCGAACTGAGCGGACCGGTGATCAGTGCAATAACATCCTTGTTCTTGGTAAACAAGTCAGGATTGTTGAAATCGTTCCAAGCAGCCTGTATAACTTCCCCAAGTATCGCATTACCTTGCGTAAATGAAATAGAATGCTTTATTTGTCCTAATAGCTTCCGTTTTTCATTGCTGTTGAAATCTTTAACAACGACGATCAAGTCGTCGGTATCAAAACCATCAATCTTGCCCTGGAGATTTATCTCCACTATGGGCCAACAAGGAAGACAAGGTGCATTACCGCCTGTTAGCATTAGAGCAACAAAAGACGCTTGGACATGTGCTTCAAAATGAACACCGCCTCCGCCTGTAGAAAAAGGATTACTCAAATTTTTTTTATTTGTCATTAACAATCACATCCACATTTTGATTACGAATAGATGAAAAAGAAGAGCACTCATACTTCAGAACTTATTCCACCTATATCTTTTAAAGACACTGTTATGCCTAGCATTTACGTAGATTAGCTAGCTCTCGTAAGCAATGGCTATTGCTAAAATGAATAGTTAGGTTATATCCAGTATTTTATGCTGGCGCAAGATACCCTTCGGGCCTGACAAATTTTTGTAGGTCTGAGTCACCTCTTTCCGTATGGGAGCAAATTCACAGTGGTTTGAGGATGCTAATCTTAAAGTGAGTAACGTCTTCATACTCCAAGGAGAGTACTACGTGTTTTTTTAACCTAATGTTTACTATCATCGATCTTCATACTTCTATTTGCATTGATGTTGAAAATAAGGCGTCGATAGCAATGAGTGGGCGCTAGGGGGATGTTGCGTCTAACTTTCACACCTCACTCATCACAAGCATTCATGCCAAGTTGGCATATACAAGCTATAAAAGAATGGTTTTTATTGATGGAGATAGGTGAAGCACAGCAAATTAATCAGAATGCGGGCTTTCGTGTCATTAGGGAACTGCGGCTCCTTTGCTTATCCTTTTTTGTCTGCTTACCGTCTGGTCGGTGTTCCGCTGAGACTGCTAACTTCATGTTTTTTTGGTGTTGTCCTTACACCGTCCAATCATGATTGGTGGGCTGGCGGGAGTTGAAACCGCAGGCACGTCGTATGCAAGAACGTGCTGCGGCTGGCTGGTGAACTTCCGATAGTGCAAGTATTGAATTATTTCCAGCCGTTACCGATTTTACGTATTTTTTGTATGAGAGGATTTGCACCTCCTCCCACCGATCCTCCATGACTTTACGTCACTAAATTTTGACAGAGCCGGGAGCACTGCCGGAGCCTGCCTAATCATAATTCGCCCCCAAACTGGACGTACAACGCTTTGTGTCCAGGTAGTGGGTAAATGAAGAAAGGACTGTCTGCCAGCAGTTCTGCGACCGCACCGGGCGCAGAGTATGCCAGCAGATTTCCGACTGGCCGCGCAGCTGCGATGGCACATCTGTCAGCAGGACGAAAAGTACTGAATGGTAGCGGCCAAACGGTGGTTTGAAAATGACCGGGCGACACGGTATTACGGGACTTTTACAGTACTGGTTATGTGTAAAGATGCCAGCTGCGGGCCGTGTTCACCGGCGCACCGAGCGTAAAGTATGCCAGCAGATTTCAGGCTTGCCGCGCAGCTGCAGCATGCGGAATGCCAGCACTGGACAGAATCACTGCACCGTCTATGAACTGGCGCCCCTTCATGCCCTGACCGGAGAGGCTTGGATGTACTCATGGAAGACAAAATGCCTATTAATGAGGTAAGTATGCAAATTGAGTTAGGGCGAATGAGTGGGAAATAAAAATTACATATGTAGTGATTGCAAACCTGCTACATGAAGGTAACTGCAAAAAGCATATTACCTTCCTTGTAGCTATAGATAAGGTTATTTCTCTTTCTCAGGCAAAACGCGGTCTATAATTTCTTTATTAATTTTAGATGTCGTATTAATCAATTCGTTTATTTTATCAATTTCCATTTGATGCGACTTCTTGTCTATGGAGCTAAGCGGTGATCTTAATACTGATTTAAGAATGTTATCCATGAATAATGATGATTTATCGGTATCGTTCTTATTGATTTCCTGCTTGAAAGATACAAGAGTTTCAGATAGCAATTTTTTATGCGCATAATCTTCACTGATGTTGTTTTGTTTAACATATTGTATGGCGCTAAATACAAAGAAGCCTATTAATACTGGAATCATTGAGAATCGAGCAAAGAATAATAATAATAAGTTGGGCTCTTGGCCTGTAGGAGGATAAGAACTAACTTCATTCATCTTGACAAGCATATAAACCACGAATGCTATACATACGATTGCAGCTCCTATTGATACAAAGGCCCAAAACCTTTTGTTTTTATTTGCGGTTTTGTATGCATCTCTAAAATGTCTTGATAGCCTATATGTTCCAGATAAATTCAATGCGGAATTAGCTTTAGAGTTCAATTCTTTCGCATTATTTATTTCACCAGATATAATGGTTTTTAATTCTTTAATTTCATTTTTTTTATCAAGGAGATTTTTAATCTCACTGGCAGACTCAGCAGATTTTTTAATGATTTCGTCTTGCATTGATTTGTTTGTATTAACGATATTGTTTAATGTTTCTTCAACAGTTCTTAGCTTTTCACTAGATGATTCTATACCAATAAGTGCATCTCTGCTCTTTTTTAGTATGAATTCTATTTCAGAACCGGCGCTTTCAAATTTTTTCGTCTCGGCGTTCAAGTCCGTAACAAGTTTAATGATTTTATCATGAGAATTTGCATTTCTTACTGCTAACTCTCTGATTTGAGTTGCACTTATTTCAATTTCATTTTTCAGATCTACCACTTTGGCTATTTCATTAGATGCTTGATTTTTGAACATGGCTAAGGTATTAGGTTGATTATGCGTGCCTTGGATAAACTTAGATATTCTTGAATACCTAATTAAATCATCATTGATAGTGATAATGTTCCGATAAATATCATCTGAAAAAATATCAGAAATCATAGATGATATGTAGTTGTCCGTAAGTTTTAGTAGTGAAAAGATATTTTCTTTTTCTTCTTTTGTAAAGAATTCAGCATGTGCGAAAGGATGGAATTTATTGATTATGGAAATATGTTCGGACATATTTCCCAAAAGTTTGCTTCTTCTGTTGGCAACGGTTATGTATTTAGGGTCACTTATGCTTTTTAGCATTCTTATGATTTTTTCAAAATTACCAAAAATAGATGCTGTGGTTGATGAAAATTCATTCAGAGTCATACTTTATCCATTTAGAAGTTGTGTATTGCAGTGTGTATTACAAAATGTTTGAAAGAAAAACATTTTGAGGAAAAACACTCTGATAATCAAGGAAGTATTTTCAAGAGGTTGCATGGTGATCCATTATCCTTCTTCGCCAGCGGGGGATTAACCCCAGCCATGGCTTTCCGGTTAACCGGATATCATTGGGTTCAATGCAGTACAAAAAATTGCCCGAAGCAACACTGAAATACCCTGTCACTCACCACACGTACCGCAGGCGACCCTGACGGTGAGCCATTCTGATTGCGCAGTCTGTCCGGCGAGCCACTAACTCACTGGAAGAGAAAACAACATATGGCCGCGCAGCGGCGCGGGGATGCCCCTCGCAGGAAAAGTGAGTGACTACCCCGTCGACGGCATTCAGCGCCTCACACAGCTGAAAACGGGACCGGTATACGGGCTGGCTAAAACAGGTCTGTTCATACCACGCTCCCCCCTGCCGAACGGGAACGCACACTGTTCAACATCGCCCGTATCGATGTCATGTGTTCCGTCACGCATTCTGCCGATGCCAGCGCTGAGACTCGTCTTTCAGGAGGGGCCGCTGCAGGCCGAGATATGCGGTTGCCCGTCCCTTGCCCTTTTCAGCATTGACAACATCCAGCCTGTCGGGAGCTGCCGCATTGGGTTAGACCTGTGTAAGTCGATGCTAACGTCTAACCATTTAACTTCCGCTTGTTGCTCATAACAGGCATTCACTTCAGTTGTGGTAGAAAGGTATGCATGCTGCGTGCAGGGAAGGCGTGAAAGAAAAGAAGACTGCTTCGCCGTTTGTTGTCACGTTTATCTTCATTGGCTATGCGAGTCGTAATACAAGATGGGACAAAACTGAGACACATAAGGCCTCACAATGGCTTGCAAGGCTTTACATGTTTTGATGTGGTGGGACGTGTGAGCGCAGTGTTAATGGGGTAATGCTTTGAATTAGAAGCGGATTCTTATAATTCGTAATGCGAAGGTCGTAGGTTCGACTCCTATTATCGGCACCATTT